CCCCCGCCTCTCCGTCGACGATTACGTGCAGGCCGACGTCCACCTGGCCGCGCCGGACGACCCACTCTCCTTCGTCGTTGAGCCGCCGTTTTTCGCGCATCGTACCCGTCATTTCCACTCCCCCTCTTGCCGCTTATTGAGACTGCACTATGAGACTCAAATCCGGCCACGGTGTCCACGTTTGTCTCAACCGCCCTGATTAGGGTTGACCGGACCCGCCATAGACCCCATTTTCGCCGTCAAATCTGCCGCTTTCTCCTGCGGACCCTGGCCCGCCGTCGAGATTCGATTGTAGGTCCGCGTTGTGTTGGACGGCATCCCCGGAGGCTGTCCGCCGCCTTGTTGAGACTGATCCGGCGCGGGCGGTTCAGAATAATGGAAAATTTTTGCGAGGTCCGGCTCGTCCCCGTACTTCGCGAAAATGTCCATCAAGGCGTTGCCGTCGAGCATCACGCCTTGCTGCTGGAGAAGCTGCATCATCGGAGCCACGGTCTGCAAAACTTGATTGATAAACGCCAGCCGGCTCTGCGGAGTTTGTCGGGTCAGCGAATACGTATCAACCTTGATCTTCGGCATCGGACCGTTGCGCTTCGGTTCCTTCGTATTTGCTCCGGCCGGATGCACGCGCTGCGTGATCGCCATGTCCGGCATCGACGGCGAACGCCACTTGCTCTGCATCACCTTGACCGGGTGATGCCACCAGAACCAGTTCTCACTTTCCATCGTCGATTGCACAAAACTCTGCGAAGCGTCCTGCATGTCGTCAACGCCCGCCGACGCATTATCGTTGAGCATCTTGTCCTGGCTCGCCGTCCGCGACTGCGGGGCACGGCCGCCAAGAAGCGATAGGTTGCCGCCGATGAAATCGAAGTTGGCCTTCATGTGGTCTGACATCACGAGCACAGCGTTCGATGGGCCGCCCGATTCGACCGGCGCGATCGAGGTCGGATCGTCCGACTGGTACATCTCGCCATCGACGGCATCCTTGTGCCGCTTGGCTTCGTCCGTGTTCTGGCCGCGGTACGCATACGTCTTCTTGTAATCGCGGGTCTCGCGGAGCAGCTTGTTGTAGGCCCGGTTGTAGTGCCTATGCAGGTCGATCAAATCCATGATCGGAGCCTTGGGCATCAGATTGCCCGGCACAATTCCCATCCCGAGGAAGTGGTAGGGGCCACCCGGCGGCCCGATCCACGGCTGAATCCGTACCGGCTTGTCCCAGTCCGGGATGCCGCCGTTGTCCCGCAACGTCACGATCAACTTGTGCCGCGCGAGGTAGAACTCGTGCAGTGTGCAGTGATCTTCGAACTCTTCGCGATGACCGCGACTGCGGCCGATGGTGTCGATACGCTCGTCGCCGCCGTAGTTGAACTGCGACCAATCCGACGATTCGAACTCTTCCCGGCCCTTGGCGTAAAGTTCGTTTGCGACGGCCACCGGAATCCGATACATGCAGGCGTGATACTGACACTCATCGAAACGCCGGGCCGTCATGTCGCACGCGAAGTCGTCCAAGTCCACCGCACTCATGAACGGCTGGCCGGCCTTCAAGTCCCATCCGCTAATCATTGCGTCCGCCGGAGTCGCCAGTGCGATCTTCATGATGCCGACGCATAACAGCGAGTCGATCACAACCCGCTTGTACGTCTCGACCACGTTCATCCGCACGATCTCTTCGTTGGCCCACTCCTGCATTGCGTTGACGGCCATTTCCTGTTCGCGGATGAACGTCGAGTACATCACGCGAGGGTTGTTGGCCACGAGAGAGCGAGACATGATCTGGACATAGAGACCGAGCAAGTTCACCGGCACTTCTCCCGTCGTGCCGCCTTCGCCGTAGTTGTGGCCAGCGAGTTGTTCGACAGCCTCCTTGCGACGTTCGCGGAACGGTTCCAGTTCCTTGCGGTCGTCGAGGTAGGCGTTGACGAGTCGTTCCAGCGAGACTTCTTTGGGGAGTTTTCCGACGAGAGGTTTGGAGCGAGGCCTGCCGTTGAGTTGGCCGATCATTGTGCGCGCTCCGGTCAGGAGTCGCGCACTGACGAGTATAGCAGAGTTACTTGCCGACGCCCTGAGTTGCCGTCTGTTTTTGCGGCCGCTCGAAAACCTGCTGGTTCATCATTGCCCAGAGGTTGCCGGCCTTCTCCAGCGCGATGGCGTATGCACCTCCACTGGACTTCTCGTTCTCCGGGATGGCATCGTAGATGATCTTCGCGCCCTTGTTGATCTCTTCCAGTGCTTGTTCGTACTTCATCACCAATCCTCCTCACGCCGACGCCGGCCCTCTTCCAGAGCCAGCATCCAGCCAATCGTACCCGCTTCGAACACACCCGACGACGCCAACTCCGACTTCCGGCCACCGTCGCCCATCTCCTTCGCCAGCATCCAAGCCAGCGAAGTCGCGATCACCATGTCGCCGTGATTCTTACCGGCCCCGCTCGGATCGTTCGTCCTGATCTCGCCCGCGTGCGACACCACGCCCTTCTTATCCACCTCGAACAACAACGTCTCCAACAGACAATCCTCACTCCGATCCACCAGAGTTCGATCGTACAACGCCACCATGTAGTCCTTCAACACCGCGTACTTGTCGTCGTTGTGCGAGAACCAACCCTTCCGCCGCGACCGAGACTTCCCGTAAGCCGTGATCTTCTCACTGCCATCCTCATACGTGTTCGAATACCCCAGACCCAAAACCGCCTGCTCGAACTTGCTCCCCTGCTGGCCCGACGCATCCCAACACAAATACGCGCCCTGATCGTTCGGACCCTGCATGAACCAGCACAACGCCACAACAAGCTGCGCCCACTCGTGCTCCAACATCTTCGCGTGCTTGTACTCCAAGACCTTCATCGAACGGTTGCCGTCAATTCCCGCCGCACAACTC